TATCTTTGTAAACCCACCCGGTACGCTATCCAGCCATAAAATATCCCCCGGACTATATGCCCCTAAATTGATTCCGCTCACCTGACCTTGCGTTGTAATCCATCCCGCCTGACCGGCTGCTATATCCGCCCTCACAATCCCCAAAGTTTTGCTGCTAAATGTATCGCTTAAATTCTTTGCCAACTTAACCGATGCCCTGTCACCGCTTGCGCCAAAGATATAAACCACCTGCCCTTTTGTAATAGTAACCGCTTCGGCATTGGTTACATAGGCTTTGACAACCGTTGCCGTATCACTTGCAGGTGCGCCAACGGTTCCAATGGTATAATTTACCCCCGATTTGCTATATTTTAATGTATCCCCATTTTTCCAAATGCTATCAATAGCACCGGAGCCAGCAAGGCTATCCAATAACTCTAAAGTTCCATAAGCTACATTCTGCGCCCTCCAATTAGTGAAAGTTTCGACCGCGCTATTTTTTACAAATCTTAAAACGTAATTTTTTGCGCTATCAACAGAAGGGAATCTATTTTGAGCATTTACCGAAAAGCTAATAAAAATCAGTAAAAAAGCTATTAAATATCTCATATTTGCGAATTTAAGGCCATTTTTCAGGCTTGTATTTTTATATGTCAACTTATGCCGGGACATAATAAATTTTAACGGTTTTGCCGCTCCCAAGGGATACGTCAAATGTAATTACGCCGCTGCCATATCCGTTATTAGGTATAAATTCATACGCCGATAAACCATAGTACACATCATCAACAAAAACCATCAAAATAGTGGCATTTAGTAATAATGCAGATGAAAAGGTGATTGGATTAGACGTGGATGAATAAGTTATTAATCCAGGTTCATTTCCGGTATTTTTTAAATTATTACTGCTAAATAAAGGGCCATCCGCCGCAATAGTCACGTCATATTTTGCAAACTCACCGCTTGTTCCGGTGTTTGCAGATGATGTAATAACACCTAAGCCAAAATAAAAATCCTGGCCAACGTTTGCCTTTATGGCTACTTTTTTGCCTTTTATAATATTATCATTAAAATACAATGAACTTGCCTTTCCGGATTCATTTAATGTAATAACCCCGGTACATTGTACGGTCCAATCATAACTGCCATACTCCCTATTGGTTGCCCGCCCACTGCCTTTTGTTGTTGTAATAATTTCATTTGCGGTAATTGTTAGAACAAAACTATCCTCGCAGCCTATTGGCTCCAAACTATTAAACGCATATAAAACCAAATCATCACCTTTAAATTGTGCCATATCTAAATTTATTAATATCCATAACCATAATCACCGCCGCCACCATCTCCGGTATAGCTAAAGTTCTGATCAAATTCACTACCAAATAATGAAAAGCTTATAAAATCAGTTGAAGAGGTAATTTGTACAATATCGCCAGCCGCAAGTGTAATTCCTTTTAATCTTTGACTGCTACATTTAGAATAAATCAACATATCTTGCTCAACCCATGTAATTTCAGGATTAAATTCAATATTTTCACTACTGCCAATTTGTATGCTTATTGTTGCATCGTAATAATCTCTATTGACTATATTTAATTGCGAAATGACACATCCTTTATTTTCAGGTACTATATAAATAATTTCTGTTGTGGATGATGGATTTGCCTGCCCAAGTATTTTAATTACCTCCATAAAAAAACATTTTTGCCCAATTATTTGATTTATCGGTTTTTATTTCATCCATTATATCAGTTAGATTGCCAACATATAATTTGCCGGAAATAACATCCTTAACAATAAGATTGTCGGGCACTTGCTCAAAGTTAGGATCCCCAACAATTTTAACTAATATAACATTTTCCATTATGAATAATTATTAAATCTTCTGCGTTTTCTACGTCTTAATAATGATGAAATTATGCCTAATGTTCCAAATTTCCAATCAATTGGTGTTTTTGGTTCTTTTATCGGATCATCTTCATCCTTTGCCTTAATGTTTAAATACCTGAATGATTCCGTCCCATTTTGCGTAAAATCACTATTATTTGATGTGTTTCTTAATTCAATCATAGTAAATTCCGCAGACTCTTGCCTTATATCCATTTGCAAGGTAGTAATCATAAATTCTTTATCCGTTATTTCCGTAAACTCAACAGAATTTAATGGGGAAAGTAATCTGCCACCCTGATATAAATCATATAATCTGCCTTCAATTCTCATGAATTTCCTATACATTGTTCGCCAGTATGCCCGGGTAATATATTTGGCAAATGGCATAATTGGCATAATGCTGCCACCTTTATACCTCCAATTATTTGAACTGGCAAAATTTGTTTGAAGCAAACTGCCCTGCGTTGATATATTTGGCGCATTGGCTATAAATAACTCATTATCAAATTTATTTTTAATATTACCGCTTTGGGAACACACATATTCATAACCATCGACCTCAGTCATATCATTAAACGTGGTTTGAATAGAAAATTCAAGGTCTTTATAAAAAACCTCATAAACCGCGTTTGTTAATATGCTCCTAGTGTTTCCTGTCAAAATTATAGAAACGGTGCCATTGCCCGGGACTCCAGGATTAGGTATGTTATTATTATCTCTAAAATTAGTTGTGATATTAAATGATTTCCAAAATCTTCTGTCCTCTAATCTATTGTAAGTATATCCAACACTGCGGAAAGCCGTGTACCATTTGCCATCCTGATCTAAATAAAATTGTTGCCCGCTTTCGCTAACAAATAAAACATAAGCAAAAATGTCACCATCCCTAAAATAAGGTACGTTATATTTTATTGAAAATCCAAATGTAATATGATCCCCTTTATTTACAGGGTATAAACTTGACCTTTTGGCTCCCGCTGCCCTAACTCCCGATTGTCCGCGTAATAACATCCCGCGCCTTATTTCTGCACCTGTTGCGGCTTCTGTATCTATAAACACCTCACCTTGATTTATATAGCCGTAAAAATTGGCTAAATTAGTAGGGGCCGCAGTCCAATAAGCCGGAGCCACACCGGAAAAGGCATCCGCAGTTCTATCTAATAAATCAATATTTCTAAAATATATTGGCGGAACGTCAAATTTATGCTTGATGGCCACTTCTTTAAATGGCTTTTCAACACTCACCAACGCATCTGCATTAATTAATTTTGTAATCTCATTTAATCCAATGTCAATCTTAAATGATTGATTCATTGATATGTTTGTTGCGGCTCCTGTATAATCCCTTATTGTGCCATCCAAAACCCCTGCAATACGGTCATTCGTTTGCACTATAAACCAACTGCCGCGGGCCTGATATAATGTACAACCAAAAGCCTGCATGATTTTTGACAAAACCTCATAACAATCATCAAAATCACGTGGCCCCTTTAAAAATGTAGTTGCGTAAACATTTGCATATAAAAACGCATCATTATCGTAAAATGTTGGAGGTAAAAAATTACGCTCAACAACATTATCCGGATACATATTTATGAAACTGACAAAATCAAGATTTAATTTTGTTTGGAACAAAGCATTTGCAATAAATTCCTTAATCTTATAAAACCCCCACATTTGATCCCCTGATTGCGTTTGCAACTGGATTGTTTTAAGGATTGATAACCCATCGTTTGCCGATAATTCTAACTCAACCGGAACATCTAAAAAAGGTTCTGTAATATAATCATTATCCAGCCATCCTGACCATTCTAATGTGTTATTTAGGTATAATTTTACTTTGTATTGTGTATCATATAACACGGTAAAATCTTCATAATTGACATTATCAGTTAATATCTTAATGCGCATTTTGCTTTCCCTAATTGGATTCATTTTCTCAAATTCACCATTGGCATATGATAATTCAACAGGTGTTTGCGTTGATCCAATTAAATTTATTTCCGGCCTGGTTGTAAATGTTAATAAAATCCCGGTACTTGTTTCGTCTGTGACAGGCTCATTAAAAAACATTTTGGTATAGGCAAAACCTGTTGTGGGAAATTCAAGATTTTTAATAGTATAATTACTATCATTGGATGTCCCTGATATGCTTACCAAATCCCCTATTTTCAAAGATGTAAGCAAATATGATGGCAAATATAAACTATCATCATCCGCCTCAAAAATATAGGAGCCAGTATGGTTTATACTTGCTGGCGGTATATCCCTTTCCTCCTCAATATCCAATTTGACTTGCCTTTCTTTAATGGTATCAAATTCCAACCTATATCTTGTAACGTATGCCATAATTATCTTCCCAAAGTTATATTTCTTAAAATATCACCACGAATTATAAACTGGCTTGAACTTACCCCACCCAATGCGCCTGCACCCGGTGCGATGGCGGATGTAATTGCTTTTAAAATTAATGATTTTATGACCGCTTTTGCCAGTTCTGCTATTAATTGTCGTACACTTTGCGTCAATGCTTCAAATGGATCCTGACCCTGTGCAAATGCGTTTATTACATTATCAATCGCTGGCGTAACTGCTTCCGTAATTGTTTTGGCTAATTCTTGTTGCTGCTTAATTAAATTTTTATTTCCTAACTCCCATAATTGATAATTACCCAAAATGATTTTAATATTTTTTTGTGCAACCTCTAATGATTTTGTGTTTGCGTCTTGAAATGTTTTTTCACTAAATGTAAATGTTTTGGCTTGTTCTCTTACAGCATTATTTATTTCCTCTAATCCTTTTCTAAAATTGCGGTAATTTTGTGCTTTTTGAAATTGCGATAATTGATTGTTAACCTCTTGCCATGCCGCAGATGTTTGCTTAACACCTGCCAAGTATAAATTTTTTAAAGTATCCCCGGCAAGTTTTACACGTTCATTTGTTCCATCTATTTGCCTGTTTTGTTCATCCCAATCAATGCCTTTTAATTCCTCACGATATTTTTTTAATAAATCGGTAATATCATTTGTTATTTTTCCCGTTTTGGTTTTGCTTTCATTTAAAGTATTGACAATTGGGACTTGTTTTAAATATTCATTTCGTAAATTCTCATTTAAAGTATTTATTTTATTTATTTCAATTTGTGTATCTTTCTGAATATTTACAATGTCTTTTTGCGCATTACTAATTTTTTGTTGTGTTCTTGCCTCCTGCTCTAATCTGCCACTACCTTCTAATGATTTTCTTAATTTTGTGTTTTGTTCAATTTCTTTATTTAAGTCTGCTATTTCTTGCAAACTTCTCTGCTGAATATCAAATATTTGTACATTATTTGCTGCAATACGGCCAGATAACAATTCAGCGGTTGCCTTAGCTTCAACGGCTGCAATATAACTCCTGATTATTGCCGCGCCTTGTTCTGTTGCAATATTTTGCTGATTTAATTTGCCTATTGTATCAGGTAATATTTGATTTAATCTTTCTAATGCCTGATTCCTTGCTAAATCAGTTTGCGTTACATCTTTGGCAACTTTTACCAAAGATTCAAATTCTAATCTTTGTTTTGTGACTGATTCAATTAAACCCTCATTTGCCTGTTTTAATTTATCTGTATCTTCCTTCGCTTTTTTACTACTTGCCGCCCATCTTGAAAACCCTAACTGAGCAAATTGAATGGCCGCAACTACTAACTGGACACCAACAATTAAACCGCCAGGCCCTGCTAAACTTGCTCCCAATTGCTTTAACGCATTTCCTGTACCGCCTGATTCCCTTCTTAATGCAACAAAATTTTCAATTAAAGGGCCAATATTGTTGGCTATACCAATAAAACCAAATGGAGCATCCGAAACGGTACGGCTTAAATTTATCATGGCAGTATTTGCCTGATTTGCTCCGACAGCAAATTGACCGTTAGCCCTGTTTAATGTGTTTATTGATCTTGTTAATGTATCGGCTTCCTTTGCCGTTTTATTAATTAAAGTTGCAAGCCTTTGATATTGTTCTGGGGATAAATTAGGATTTGACGCAATCCTTTGGAGCCTTAATAATTGATTATTTAAAATCTGCAGACTTGTTGCGCCTAAACTTTCGCTTGCCTTTCCTGTTGCCTGTAATTGAGCATTAAAGGCATTCAATCCATTAATTGCCTGTTGTACGTTCGCCTGTACTTGTATTTGTAGTTGTTCGGCTGCCATTTTCTTTTAATCGCTTTAACTTATCCAACAATCTTTTTTGGCGTGAATTTTCTTCAAAATTATCACCAGGCAATGGCCAATATTCTTTATAAAACTGACCAATATTTATTGGTTTGCTGAGATGCGGTGCCAGCATAAAATACGCCTGCCTTCTTGCAATCTCATGGTTATCTAATAACCTTTTATTATAACCTTCAATGAACATATAAAAGTCAACAGGCGTCATCCATTTATATTCATCCGGCTTTAATCCGGCTGCGTAAGCTGCGACTCTTGTATCATGCCATCCGTATTCTTTTTTTTTAATTCTTCATTCACCTCAACAATATCATCATTTTTACGCTGCAACGACTGGCAATTACTAAACTCAACTATAATTTCGTTGAATCTTGTCATATCTGCTTTTGTAAGCATTGCATTTTCAACATGGTCATAAATTTCTTCAAATGTGCATGGTTGTTTTAAACCTTTCACTTCGTAGTAATTTACCATGCCAGCATAAATAATGCGACTAATGGCATAAGAGCTATAATAAGAAAGGCCGTCATATTTTGCGGCCTCTCCTAAGAATATCTCTACACTAAGCATCCCAAATCGGAGGCTTATTTCTTTCCCGTTTATATTCATATTATGGAGTTATGTCAATGGTTCCTGTCAATTGAAATGAAGCGGTAAAACTAACATTCCCTTCTGCTGGCGAAGTTATGCCAAATTCAGTCATAAACCCAAGCCCCTGCACGTAAAAATTAGTTCCACTGCTTTCCGGATCTTCATATTTAATATCCAAAGTTGTTTTTGCAGTAAACCAACCTAAAAGTTGTTCAATACTTACCTGACCTGCAGATGGTGATGTTTCAGCTATACCCTCAACTGCAAATGTAATTGTTGGGCTTGAAACACTTGTTAGCGTATTACATTTTGTAACTTCTGTACTAACAGATGCTGATCCGGAAAGGCTTGATGTAGTTTCACAAACTACATTCAAATATCCGCCTGTGCTTCCGCTTTCTTTAATTTGCAATGTAACTGATGATCCTGCGATTTGTGCCATTTTATTTTTCTATTATTGTTTGATTAAATCTTGTTAACCGCCTTACTATTTTTTTTGTCCCTGTATCTAAAATCGGTACGTGTTGACTTGCCGATTTACGAACATCAATTATTTGAAAATCTGCATTGCCAGCTAATGATGTCACGTTTACCGAAGGTATTATTGTATTTAAAACCTTTTCCGTTATTGCGTCAACTATTTTTTTGACCAGGTCAACCCGCCAATTGTTTTGGCTTACCACGTCAATCAATACCTCGACTTCATTCATAAATTTGGCTTTGTTTGGTAAATCCGCATCCACAATGGTTGAAATGATAATATAATAATCCCCGCCCGTTTCATCTGCTTCCTCATCATATACCGGGATAGTTGAGCCATTATAAGTAATTGCCCCATCCAAAGCTGTAAAATATGCGTTTTTAATAAATTTAATGGGATCTTTCATAATACTTTGCCAATTACTATATTTAATCTATTTATCAAATCTTTACGTTTTCTTAGGTATGGCGGGAAGAAATATGGCCGGGGTGCAATACCATTGCGTAAAATACTATCCGCAATTGCCTGCGCCACATTTAATAATCTTTCTCTATCCGCTTTTGTATTCGTTCTTCGCCTTGTTTTAACGTTATATGTTGCCGTAATTCCTTTGCGTTTTACCCAATCTAATATAGCGTTTAAAAAATCATAATAATCCCCGCGTTTTTTACCCCTAAATTGATTAGCATAATCATTTAATTCCGCCGGAACTTTTACTTTTGCGCCTGTTCCAAATTCAACATATGGCGCATAATATACATTGCTAATAAGTTCAACACCATTTTGTTTTGGCACCGCTTTTGTATTTTGTTGCAATGCGCCTAAATCCTGAATATTTTGCTGACTAATTAATCCTATCTGCTCCGCATTTACATCATAACCCCAAGCCTGAATTTCACCAACAACCTCCTCCTGCAATTCTTTGGGCAATGCAGTTATTTTCTTTTGTAGTTCGTCAAACCCTTTTATCTGAAATGATAATGCTGCCATTATATTATATCTTGAGATGTGGCCACAACGCGCCAATATTTACCTTCCGGATTATTCAATATTTGACTTGCATATTTGTTTTCCGCCCTTACCCGATCAACCCGTTCAATGCTTTGTATTGAATAGAATCTGTTGCTATATTCAATCATGCAGCGGATGGTAATGCTTACCGCTGAATCATACCTAATTAAAAACTCATAACTTGTCTTATAATTAGCTTTGCCAGCATCAAATCCCCTGTTTTGACTTATTGTGTTGATTTGCGCCCAAACATTTGCAACTTCGTCACTTGTAACCTCCGGCCCATCAACGCCCTCACTTTGACCGACAACAACAATTTTTACTTTCCTGGCTACACCTATACCCATGTCAAATCCTTTAAAGTTTTGGCATTGCTCATTAATTCCGCTGGCATTTCATCCGTATCATCACCCCTATTTTCATACAGCCACAATAAAACGCGTTTTAAGTCTGTTTTTAGGCCTTTATTCGTACTGGCAGTACTTGTATAGGTTATTTCATAAACCCCGCTAAATTGCGGCCTAAATTGCTTCTCGTTGTATCCTATCACCTGGTATTCGTCTGCATCCAATGTATCCCAATCATTTGCCCCTGTGTCAACAATTTGGCCCTGCAATGCTTTAACGGCGGATATTGTTGAAATGGGAGCATAAGGCAAATTAAATGATGTTTCAATGTACCCGGTCAAAACGATGGATTTATTAACCATAGATTTTAGACTATATGCCTCGACCCGCTGCCTTGCAACCGTTATTAAATCCGTAATTATAGCATCATCATCCTCAGTTGTCACCCTCAACCAATCTTTTGCGGTTTCGAGGCTTACAGGCTCTGATCCATCCGTAACTTTTATTTCATATATTTTATTCATCTTATCCAAAATTACTAAGTTGTTGACGCTATAAATAAACCATTTGTCAACTAAATTTATACTTTTGTATTGTTCATAGGCAATGGTTTAGGCAAGCATCCCCGACCTGTTTTTACAGGTTGGGTTTAGTTGCATATGAATTCCTCTAAATCTTTCCATTTTGGCTCCTGTTCCTTTGCCCTTGCTAATCCTTTTTTTACCCAACTATCATAATATTCCTGGTCAGTCATTAATTTAGTTATTTCTTTTACCCATTTGGCCGTTTCGCGCCTATCAATACAAATACCCGCATCCCCTACGTTTTCAATCAGGCCGGGTGTCGGATTATAAATAACCGGGATACCATTTGCCATGCCTTCCGCTGCAACCATTCCCCAACTTTCATAATGCGAAGCAACAAGTAATATTTTTGTGACTTTGTAAACTTCCCTAATATCAGGCGTATTTGGTATAACTTTGACATTTGGCACATTTTCAATGTATTGATTATCGTAGCTGCCTTTTACTCCTAAAAAGTTATATTTGGGTAACTTTTTGGCAAGGCTATAAAAATACCTGGCTCCCTTGTTTTGATTTAAATTTACCAAGGTAATATATTCCCTTTTTTTCGGCTCAACCTTTACCCACTCATTTAAAGGAGGCGGGAAGATGATTGATTTGTGATTATAATTTAGTTTCTCAGCGCACCATTTAGAATTGTAAACCACGTGAACCGGAATTGGACTATCTGCAACGGATGGATAATTAATATCATTATGTACAATATGCACAAACTTTTTGCCGTATTTTTCGCATTGATGTGATGTCCATTTATTATAATCCAAATGACTTATCACAACATCGGCCCAGGTAAATAAACGATCAATTATGTAATCATCCGGCGGAAAAACATCCACGCCCTCATATTCGTACATTTCGGTAATCTTATACTGATTTGCTTGCTGCAATAACACTTTTATGTCATGCCCCTGGGCCTTTAAATATCTGTTTATATTGCGGGCCATTGCCTCCGCCCCGCTTCCATGTTTAGGAAAATATAGATGGATTGACCACAATATATTAAGTTTACGCATAAATAAAATTTGACCAATTTTTTATTTTGCCAGTCAGCATGGCGTGTATAGTTGTTTTACCAACGTTTAAAAATAAGGCAGCAGTATTTAAAGTATAGTATTGACCAGTTGCAGTACATTGAAGTTTTATAGTTTTTTTATTTTTTAATCCGGTAATACCTAACATTCCTGGTCGTTTATTTAACACATTATAAGAATGTCGTTGATTATAGGAGTTATCACACCATTCTAAATTAGATATATGATTATCTGTTTTTATACCATTTATGTGATTTACTTGTGGCATTTGTTTTGGGTTTGGCAAATATGCTTCAGCTACTAACCGATGTATGCGAAAAGTTTTAGATAATCCCTTATTTCTTAATCTAATAGACTTATATCCCTTTGTATGAATAAAAGATTTTAATAAATATCCAGCCTTGCCTCTTGTGGAGTTATTAATTCGCCTTACTTCTCCTATTATGTTTATTTCATAATTAGGAAAATCTTTAATTGGTACCCAAATTTGATTTAAATTTGTCATTGTATATTGTTTTGTGATTATAACAAATATACAAAATATTAGCCCATTCTATATAGTTTGGGCTAATTTATGTTCATATAATATGC